TGAGCACCACGCTCGCACAGCTCGAGCAGGACACTGCGCGACGGTTGGGGCCGTACTCCTCCGCGTTCACGGATCGGCAGATCCCCAACACCGCGCAGTTCACGTTCGCCTCGTTCCCGATGCTGCAGTCGCAGATCGACCTCGACTCGGTCACCAACCTGTGGTTGCTGCGCCGCGGCGTCACCTGGGACGGCACGCCGGTCACGCTCGACGTCGTCGACCGCCAGCGGCTGGTCGCGAGCTACGACCCCGACATGGGCCGCGTCTATCCCGACCACCCGTGGGGCACGATCCCGTCACCCGGCGAGGTGTGCGAGTTCCATCACCTGAACCCGGAGCAGGAGCTGCGCGTGGCCGTTCTGGCCGGACTGCGGCGCTGTTTCCTGCCCGACCTGATCCAGGTCCAGCCGACCGCCCAGTACGGCGGCATCGACGTGACCGCCCAGTTGCCGTGGCTGACCGACCCGTGGCAGATCGACCGCGTCCAGTACGGCTGGCTGCAGCCGTGGACCGACGCGCCGTTCGAAGCCGTGTCTCAGGGCGGGCACATCATCCTGATGGGCAGCGCGTACTGGGCGGCGCCCGTGTCGATGTGGCTCAGCGTGTGGCGGCCGGCCTGGTCGCGCGTGAACGGGCTCGACTCGAGCGGGCCGACGGCTGATGACGACGTGCTCGACGTCGATCTCGACTACGCCGCGGCCGCCGGCCACATCGAAGCCTGGCACCGCTTTCCCGCGCGGCTGATGACGGCTGCCGCGGGCGGCACGCAGGCCACCCAGGTGATGGCCGCGGCCGAGTTCAGTTACCAGGCGCGGATGTTCGGCCCCAGTCGGCCGACGACGATCGGCTTCCGCTCGAGCATCGGGTTACGACCGAGCACTCTGCGGTGGAGCGGTAGCCGCACGTGGGTCAATCGGTGATCGATCCCGCGGTCATCAACGGCAGCGTGCTCGGTGTTCCCGCCGGGCCGCCGTCGTGGTCCCAGGGACCACCAGGCCCGCAGGGGCAACCCGGCGCGGTGGGGCCGGTTGGTCCCGCCGGGCCAACCGGCCCTCAGGGCCAACCAGGACCACAGGGCTCACTCGGCCCGGGCTGGGTCGTCGACACGCGCAACCCGCTGCCCCAGGACTACACCCTGAGTGTCGGCACGCTGTGGCTCAACGCGTGGAACGACCAGTACTGGCTGTTGACCTCCAACGTCATCAACGCGGCCAACTGGCAGTACCAGGGTAACCTCGGCGGCCCAGCCGGTCCGCTCGGTCCCACCGGGCCACAGGGTCCGCAGGGGGTGCCGGGCACCACCGGTCCGCAAGGGCCACAGGGCAATACCGGCCAGCAGGGGCCGACCGGCAATGCCGGCCCGACTGGCAGCCAGGGGGTCGCTGGTCCTCAGGGTTCCACCGGGCCACAGGGCTCCCCTGGCGCGACCGGGCCGCAGGGCAATCCGGGCGTTGCTGGTCCGACCGGACTCACCGGGCCTCAGGGCGCGACGGGTCCGCAGGGAGCCACCGGGGCGGTCGGGCCAGCCTGGACGCCGACACCACTGGCGATCAGCGGACGCCGCGGCATGATCCGCAGCACGGTGCTGACCGACCTGCTGGTGGCGCTGCAGAACCAGGGCATCATCACGAACTCAACGACTCCCTAGCCATGCCTACCCTGTCGTCGCGCCGTCGTCCCTGGCCATGGGATCTCCGACTGGGCCTGATGGACCAGCCGATCACGGGACCGCACACCATCGGCGACCTGCGGCCGAAGACGATCGGCCAACTGCGACCGCAGTTGATCGGCCACACCCGCCAGACCACCGCGCAGCAGATCTTCCGCCAGGGACTGATGCTGATCCCCGGACAGACCGGTTTGCTGGTGGGGAAGAAGCAGAAGCCGGTCGATCCGTACTTTCCACCTGCCCAGGACTATGACAGCGCGCCGATCTATAAGGAACGCACGTTCATGTTCAAGCCGACCGGCGGCATGGGCGAAAGCGTGCAGTCCTCCAATACCGACCGCCGTTACCACTACGCCATGGACTGCTGGGTCACCGGCGGGTTGTTCGGCCAGGGACCGCTGGTCCATCCGCTCGTGCCGCCCAGTACCGGTCCGGTACGCCGCTTCGTCGAAGCGCTGAACGCCTCGGGCACGCTGGCCGTGTTCCTCCTGGCCGGGCCGTACGTGCTGGTCCGCAACGACGATACCAATGCGGGCCAGGCAGTCGTGATCACCCGCGCCGGCCAGATCGCCACCGACGCGGCCCGCTACAAAGGCGCCTACTCGGGAGCGGTGGACGCGCTGTACGTGGCGTGGAACGACGGCGTGCTGCAGGAGCGCGCGGCCGGCGTCACCACCGCCTGTGCCTTGCCCGCGGGCTTCTCGGCCAACCTGCTCGAGATCGTCGGCGACGAGCTGTGGGCCGCGGACTCGGCCGCGTGCGTCATCCGCAAATGCACCAACGACCCCAAGATTGCCGGCTCGTGGTCGGGGCCGATCCTGATCGGCAACCCGTCCATTCCGATCACCGCAATCAGGCAGACGACGAACAGGTTGTGCATCTTCAAAGCCAATGGCGACGTGTTTACGACCAATGGCGACGGGTCGGACAACGACCTGTTTCCGGGCCTGCAGAGCACCGTCGATCCAGACAACGCCCGTACCGCGTCCGCGTGGCAGGGCAGCCTGTGGTTTCGGACCGACCACGCCTTCTGGCGATTGGACATGCAGGGCGGCGCCGTCCTGACCGCCGAAGGACCGGGCCGCGCTCTCAGCAACATCAGCGAGGTCAAAGGCCCCGTCCAGGCCTTCGAGGGCTGGAACAGCCAGATGGCGTTCGGGGTGATCTACAACGCCGCGAAGAACACCAGCTACCTGCTGACGTACGGCAACTGGGAGCCGGGCCAGACCGACACGGGCACCAGTTACAGTTTCGCCGACCAGTGGGATGGGTGTATCGCGCACTGGACCGGCCGCAAGGCCACCGCCTTGTGGGTCTCCAACATCCCCTCCGACGCGCGCCTCTACATCGGCTTCGCCGACGGCGGCTACGACTGGATCAAACTGGTGCCGTTCCCGCTCACGCCCGACTCGGGCGCCGAGTTCACCCTGGGACCGAGCTACGTCGTCGTCCCGTTGCACCACGCCATGTTCCAGGCCGACAACAAGCAGTTCGTCGGCGCCAGCGTCTTCGGCCCGTGGTTCCCCCAGGGCGCCGAGGTCGACCTGAGCTACCGATTGCGCGGCTCCGCGGGCATGCCGCCGACGACGCCTCCCCCCACCAGCGATTTCATCGGGTGGGACACGCCGTTCACCTTCAACGGCCAGCGTCAGGACCTCGGGCAGTCGATCGCGGGCAACGCCATCGAGCTCAAGATCACGATGAGCTCGACGAGCACGGCCAGCAGCATGGCGCTGCAAGGGGTGGGGTTACACGAGCGGCTCGTGCCGCAGTTCCGACGGGACTTCACCTTCTCGGTGGCCGCCCAGGACTACGTCGCGCGGCGTGACGGGGCCAGCATTCGGCAGAGCGGCCGCTTCATCCGCGACATGGTGATGCAGGCTGCCGCGGCGCCGGCCACGATCGCGCTCGAGTTCCCCGACGAGACGATCCTCAACGTGGCGCTGTTCGACTACACCGAACGCATGGTGGCGCACTCCGCGTTCGGCGGCCAGGCCTGGGCGCTCGACATCAACGCGACCCAGTTCGGCATCATCGAGATCCTGGGCGTGATCGGTCGCACGCGCGGCACCCGTATCGGCGACCTGCGCGGCTTTCCCATTGCCCAGACGCGCTTTCTTTAAAGGAGGAATACCGAATGTCGGGTACCACGACAGAATTATCGCTCTCGACGGCGGTCGACACGGACGACAATGCTGACTATTTAACACTGAGCCTGGCGAATTCCCTGCGGACGGTGGACGCGCTGTTCAACAACGTGACCGGCCACAACCACGGCGGGGCGCACCAGGGCGCGACGGTGGCTCCGGGCGCCATCCCTGGCGGCTCGATCACCAACGCCATGCTGGGCGCGGACGTCGCGCGCGACAACCAACTGGTCGACGGGGGCTTTGACGTCTGGCAGCGGGGCAGCGGTCCGTTCACGGCCAACGGTGCGTTTTCGGCTGACCGCTGGTTTGTTGGCCTTAGCGGCACCGACACGCTGTCCGTCTCCAGAGACACGGCCAACCGAGACACTGGCTCCAGCGCGTGCGCGGCATGCGTCTTCGTGCTGGGAACTGGGGGTGGAACCACCAACCTCAACCAGACCCTGCGTATCTCAACCGATGGCTACCAGTTTGCCGGCAAGACTCTCAGCCTCAGCGTGCGTGTTCGCACGAGCACGGCCAATGCTGCGCGCTTACGACTTGCGTCTGACGGGACTGGCGCAGTGCAGGTCTTCAGTTCGTTTCACAGCGGCGGGGGTGCCTACGAAACGCTGACCGCGCCCGCGTGCGCAATCCCGAGTGACGCGACGTTCATCGTTGCCACAGTGGTGTTTGCCGCCTCGTGCACGGCGTACCTCGACAACGCCATGCTGGTGGTGGGCAGCCAGGCGGCCAACTACGTGCCCATGCACCCGGCCGACGACCTCGCGCGGTGTCTGCGGTATTACGAGCGCTTCGATGCAACCAATGGGCAACCGTTGGGCTTGACGCAGTGTTACGCGGCGACCGCGACAATCGGATGGCTTTCTTTCAAGGTGCAGAAGCCCCTTATTCCAACAATGACTGTGAGCGCAGCGAGTGGCTTTCAAGTGCTGAATGCGGCAGGCGCCCCTATCGTGACAACAGCCGTCACAGCCCCTCTTTCATCTGCTCAAGGTGTACAGATAAATACCAC